CAAGAATAAAGCGGAACAATATCTCCGTGAAGTCATGGGACGCTATAGAAATAAATTAGTATATGACGCAAACACAGGCGAAATCAAGGATGACAAAAAGTTCATGTCCATGCTTGAAGACTTCTGGTTACCCAGAAGGGAAGGCGGTAGAGGAACTGAAATCTCTACGCTCCCAGGTGGACAGAATCTTGGAGAACTTGAGGATGTCAAATACTTCCAAAAGAAACTCTACAAAGCACTGAATGTACCTTCCTCCAGATTGGAGACTGAAACTACATTCAATATCGGTCGTGCTGCTGAAATTACTAGGGACGAAGTAAAGTTCCAGAAGTTCATCGCACGTCTCCGCAAAAGATTCTCTGAATTATTCATGGATCTTTTGAAAACTCAACTCATTCTGAAAGGCGTTATGTCTTTAGAAGAATGGGATGAGATGAAGGAACACATCCAGTTTGACTTCATCGCTGATAATTACTTCACTGAATTGAAAGAAATTGAGATTCGTAATGAGCGTATGAATCAAGTCAACACTATGGATCCTTATGTCGGCAAATATTTCTCTATTGATTATATGCGCCGTCAAGTCCTGAAACAAACCGAACAGGAGATCAAGGAAATTGACAAACAAATCGATTCTGAACGCGAAGCAGGTCTTATTGTTGATCCAATGGCAGAGATGGATCCCGCTATGGATCCTGGCAATGCACCACCTGCAGATGACATGTCCGCTCAAGAAGGACCCGCAGTAGACGCGGGCGATGCTAAGCGGGGAGAATTCTAAATAATAAATAATAGTAATGGGAGTACATTATGCCTAGCGAAATTGCAAATCAAATTGTAAATCAAATCTTCGGGGACGAGAAAGCAGCTGCTATCGACTCTGTAAATGATGCGTTGAGTGCTGTAGCATACGACGCAGTTCAAGCGAAGAAACTTGAATTTGCAAAAAGTATGGGTTTTGAATTAGATGATACTGGTCAAGACGCTGCAGACCAAGTTGCTGCAGATCTTGCAACAGATAAATCAGAACCAGAAGATGTAGAGATCGATGGTCGCAAACCAGAAGATCCTCCTACTGATGAAGTAGATGCTCCTGAGGCATCTGCCGAACAAGAAACCGAAGAACCTGAGGAACAAACCGATGAGACTGATAGCTGAAGAAATTACCCAGATTGATTTCCTCTGTGAGGAAAAAGAAGGGAAGAAAAATTACTTCATTGAAGGTGTATTTCTACAAGCGGAATTGAAAAACCGCAATGGTAGAATGTATCCTTTGAAAACTTTGTCTCGCGAAGTTGCTAAATACGATGAGAACTACATTCAAAAAGGGCGTGCCCTTGGAGAATTAGGTCATCCTGATGGTCCTTCCATCAATCTTGATCGCGTTTCCCACAAGATCATGTCCCTGAAAGAGGACGGAAATAACTTTATCGGTAAGGCAAAGTTACTCGACACTCCTATGGGATCTATTGCTAAAAACCTCTTAGATGAGGGTGTCAGACTGGGTGTTTCATCCAGAGGCATGGGTTCAATTCGTAAAGAAGAGAACTGCAATGTTGTTATGGACGACTTTATGCTTGCAACTGCTGCTGATATCGTCGCTGATCCATCCGCACCCGACGCTTTTGTCGATGGCATCATGGAAGGCAAAGAGTGGGTTTGGGATAATGGTATCCTAAAAGAATCTGCAGTAGCAGAAATTAAAACAGAAATTGACGAAGCAACTCTGATCAATCTTCAAGAACGTAAGATTTCCGCGTTTGAGAAGTTTTTGAAGAGTTTGTGATTTATAAATAAATACAGACAACGCAATGCTAAACGGAGTTTAAACAAATGGCTGAGACCCTCGATAAAGAGTTAGATAACATGGAGCAAGTGGACGAAGGCTCTAACGCTGTCACCAAGAACGCAAAACCTGGTGAGAAAATCGACACCTCTAAAGGTGGCGCAAAGAAAGTTATCGACGTAACAACCGATAGCTTAGAAGGTGCAAAAGGCACAAAGAATGCTGGTGCGAGTGCTGCTGGTGCAGTTTCGCATGAAGGTTCTAAGTCCCTGTCAACAAAACCTTCTGCAGCATCCGCTAAGATGGAGGAAACCGAAGATGGCGAAGAGGCAATCTCTGAAACCAAGTACGACTTTACTCAAGATGTTGACGCTCTTGTCGCTGGTGAAGAATTATCAGAAGAATTCAGACAGCGAGCAACAACAATCTTTGAAGCAGTAGTAACTGCTCGTGTTAATGATGAAGTAAAAGCGTTGCAAGAAGCATTTGAATCTACTCTGACTGAAGAAGTCGAGAAGATCAAAACAGAATTGGCCGAGAAGGTAGACGACTATCTGACTTATGCCGCCGAGTCCTGGATGAAGGAGAATGCTCTCCAGATCGAGCACGGCATTAAGACTGAGATGGCAGAGTCGTTCTTCAACGGTCTAAAAGGTCTCTTCATGGAGCACAATTTCAGTGTTCCTGAAGAAAAATTCAACCTGCTCGATGGTATGGCAGGTGAATTAGATGATATGGAAGCTAAACTCAACGAGCAAATCGACGCTAATGTCGCTTTGAACAAGCGTATTGGCGAGTTTGTCAAAATGGAGATTGTGAACGAATGCGCTGCGGGTCTTGCAGAAACGCAGAAGGAGAAGCTTGCTTCTCTCGCAGAGGGTGTTGAGTTTGAAACTGAAGAAGACTTTAGAAATAAAGTCAATACGATCAAGGAATCCTACTTCACTAGAAAGGCTGAACTTGCGGAAGCTTCTGCAAGCGACCCCACTGAGGAAGCTTCGGAACCCCTTGTCGAAGAAACCAACAGCACCACGATGTCGAAGTACGTCGATGCGTTAGCTCGCTGGTCCAAATAATTGTTAACTAATCACTTTAATCGGAGTACAAAATGTCTTTAAGAACCCTCCAGGAGAAGTGGGCACCCGTTCTGAATCACGAGTCTCTGCCTGAGATTACCGATTCCCATAAGAAAGGCGTAGTCGCACAACTCCTCGAAAACCAAGAAAGAGCACAAGCAGAAGAAGGTCAGATCCTGACTGAAACTCTTCAAACAACTGGTTACACTGGTAGCGATACTGCTACTGGCGCTACCGCTGGTTTCGACCCTGTTCTGATCTCTCTGATCAGACGTTCGATGCCTCAACTGATCGCTTACGATATCGCAGGCGTTCAACCTATGACTGGTCCTACTGGACTGATCTTCGCAATGCGTACCAACTATGGTTCCGAGCGTAGACCTGCACAGTCTGGTTACGACGAAGCATTCTTCAACGAGCCTAACGCTGGTTTCTCTGGTGGTGCTGGCACCTCCTACGATCCTGGCGCTTCTAGCTCTGCGAACAACGATGCAGAAGGCACCAACCCTGCACTCCTCAACGATTCCCCTGCTGGAACCTATGAGCAGACTGCAGATGCAACTGGCATGACCACTGCAACCGTTGAAGGTCTGGATGATGCTACTAGCGGATCTGAGTTCCGTGAGATGGGTTTCTCGATCGAGAAGGTCACCGTCACAGCAAGAGCTCGTGCGCTGAAAGCTGAGTACAGCATCGAACTCGCACAAGACCTGAAGGCGATTCATGGTCTGGATGCTGAGCAAGAGCTGTCCAACATTCTCAGCACTGAGATCTTGGCAGAAATCAACAGAGAAGTTGTTAGAACTATCTACACAAACGCTGTTGCTGGTGCTCAGAACAATACCGCTAACGCTGGTATCTTCGACCTCGACGTTGACTCCAATGGTCGTTGGTCTGTTGAGAAGTTCAAGGGTCTTCTGTTCCAGATCGAAAGAGATGCAAACGCAATCGGTCAGCAAACTCGTCGCGGGAAGGGCAACATCCTGATCGCTTCTGCTGATGTTGTTTCTGCACTCGGTATGGCAGGCGTTCTTGACTATGCACCTGCTCTGGGTGGTAACAATGGTCTCGTCCCTGACGATACTTCCTCCACTCTGGTTGGTACACTCAACGGTCGCATCAAGGTCTACGTTGATCCTTACTCTGCAAACGTTGCTGATAAGCACTACTACGTTGCAGGTTATAAGGGTACTTCTCCTTATGATGCTGGTCTGTTCTACTGCCCTTACGTCCCTCTCCAGCAGGTTCGTGCAATCAACCCCAACACCTTCCAGCCCAAGATCGGCTTCAAGACTCGCTACGGCATGGTCTCGAACCCCTTCGCACAAGGTCTGACTCAAGGTTCTGGCGCTCTGACTGCAAACAGCAACCGCTACTACAGACGTGTACAGGTCGCAAACCTCATGTGATCCAGATTTCACATATATACAAGAGGACCTTCGGGTCCTCTTTTTTTATATTCAATTCTATTATGACTAAACTATTCGTTCTTCCTCTCATGCTTGCTACGGCAGTGAGCATCACTGGAGGTACTTCTGTAGAAGCAAAACCTGGAAGGTTCCATGGTTCTCCTGGTCCTGGTGGTAATCCTGGAACCATTCATCGTCCAAGGAGACGTTGCACATTCAAACGTCCATGTTCACGAATGCCTGAACTCCCATTCTTCCCTGGTGAGATTCAACCAATGCCTAGGGGTGGACATCCTGATTTCGGTACTCCAATGCCTAGGGGTGGTCTTCGCCGCTAGAGTTAATGTATCTTAGTATACAAAAAATAAGAGTTGTTGCTGGGGACAAAGTACCTATCGTTTTTGTCAGCGTTTGCTTATAAGTAGTAGTAGAATTAAGTGAGGTGGAAAAATGAACCCTAACCCTTTCTATATTATTGTTCCCAGTTACAGAGGTGACTATGCACAACATAACCTCACGCAATCAATTGGATGAATGGCGTCATTTTGAAGATACTATCGATGAGATGGACATCGAAAACCAGAAACTAAATGACTACTATGAATGCCTAATTGAATGTGAAATCACACACCAAAATACTTGCAAACGAATATGTAAGGAGGTCCTTATGACCTAAATAAAGTTACCGTGTGAAGGAAGTGTCGGGGGTTTTAGGACCCCCGCTTTTTTTATGCTAAATAATTTTATAACTCTGAACCTTACATCATGGATTATAAACCATACTCCCCAGAGTGGCATAGAAAAAGATATCTCAAAGAAGCATTGGACATGTACTTAGATGATTATGTTTCCAATGAAGTAATTAAGAACGATATCTTTGACATTCTTATGGATCGATCTGATTCAGCATATGCTGACTGGAACAAGACAGAAGAATTGACATCAATGTTAGAATCTAAATAACACTGTATCTGGTGTAATTTTTTATGCTTTCTACTGCATATCGCCTTCGACTTGAATCCATCTGTCGTTGCATTGCTAATAAAGAGTATGTCCCTATCGAAGATATGATTTGGGCAGAAAAATTAGCAAAATCACATACCACTGCTAGAAACTTTATGAATCAAGCACGCCGTCAGGCTGCTCAAGATATCCAAGAAGGTAGCATGGATGATTTTATGAATAGGATGGGATTAGGTGACCCCGACCCATCCAATCACAAAACGGGGTTCACAGGTGCTGATGAAATTGTAGATTGGTTCCAGAGAGATAAACCTGACGACTGGAGACAGCGCGACTAATGGCAAACTGGTATACAGAACAACTAACTAATAAAAACTTTTTGTCCCCTATCGGGTTTTTATTCATTCTCGATAAAGCAAGTAAAGTTTCATTTCTATGTCAAAAAGTTGACATCCCAACCATTAGTTTGGGAGAAGTTAGTATTCCAACTAGAGGTTTAGTTCCCATCCCTGTTGAAGGAAACATGCGATATGGAGAACTATCTGTTGAGTTTATCGTGGATGAAAACTTAGAAAATTATATGCAGATCCATAATTGGATGCGTGGATTAGGTACACCTCAAGAATTAAAAGAAAGAAAACTTTGGAGGGAATCTAATCAAGATAGTCCTACACAAGATCCTAGATTTTCTGATGCCACTCTGCAAGTATTGAACAATAACAATGTTGCAAATTTTGATGTCGTCTTCAAGGATTTGTTTCCAGTTGAATTGACCACATTGTCATTTGATGTTACAGGTGGTGATAATGAGTTCTTGACAGCATCGGCAACTTTCAAGTATACTTTATATGAGATCAGAAACGTTAATAGTCAAACAAGAAGATGATCGAATGGAAGCAATACATGCTTGACAATTGGGTTCTTGATCCAAAAGAACGAAAACTTTTGGAAGAAGGACCTAAAAGTTTAGCGCAAGCATGGCACTTACAAGCACTTAAGTATCGTTATGAATCTAGAAACCCTACAAGAAATGTGGAAGACTGATTCCAAACTGGATGATGATCTTCATGATAATGACTCTATAGCAATTCCACAACTTCATATGAAGTACATGGAGTTTTATAATACCTATTCGTTGATGAAGAAGGATAGAGAATTAGAAATCAAACGCCTTCTAAAAGAAAAATGGTTGTATTACAAAGGGAAGGCACCTTCTTCTGTATATAAAGAGATGCCATTTGATCTCAAACTTACCACTAAGGAAGAGATCACAATGTTTATCGAAGCAGATGAAGACATGCAAAAACTTCAATACAAGGTAGACTACATAGATCAAGTGCTTTTCTTTCTTGATGGTGTTTTGCGTATGATTAACTCTCGCACTTACCATATCAAAAATGCTATTGAGTGGAAGAGGTTTCAAAATGGTTTCTAATGAATTACGGACTATACTATAAGGAAGTTGTTTTCAATCGCCGTGCAATGGAGATTGTCAATAGAATAATCTCAGCAAATTATAAATGGTCTCAAGGAAATATTCATAACGGCATTCAATCGAATAGAAGTTCACAGATAGCATGGGTGGGAGATAAGGAACTCCTGTCCATGCTTTTGCGTATGGTGAAACAAATTAATCGTCAAGCACATTGGAACTTGAATATCACTGGTATGGAAGCAGTGCAATATGGCAAGTATGGAACTGGAGATTTTTATGACTGGCATGTGGATCAACATCCAAAACCTGTCAGGGGTTTGGTAAGAAAGATTAGTATGACTATGTTCTTGAATGATCAGTACGAAGGAGGCGAGTTTGATTTGGAGATATATAAACCAGAGACAGATCCAAGATACGCAACCTTCAAGTTGAAATCTGGATCTGCCATTTTTTTCCAAAGTGATCAATGGCATAGGGTACGCCCTATCATCTCTGGAACTCGTGAATCTTTAGTGGCGTGGTTTTATGGACCTCCTTATTCGTAAAAAGAATGAAGTTTATTTAAAAGTAGATGCAGAACCAGGATTAAATTATGAACTAGCAGACTTCTTTACCTTTGAAATTGAGTCGGCAAAGTATATGCAGAAGACTCGACGTTATAAAGGTTGGGATGGAAAGATTCGTTTATACTCACCAGCAACAGGTGAGATATATTGTGGTCTCATTGATTATCTTTTGGATTGGGCGGATGAAAAAGGATACAAATATAAAATGGAAGAATGCGAATACTTCGGTCATCCATTAGAAAGAAATGATATGATTACCCCACAAGGTGTGGCAGGGTTTGTGAAATCCCTTCATCTGCCATTTCCTGTTAGGGACTATCAATACAAAGCAATATACGAGGCACTAAAATATAATAGACGCTTGCTGCTATCTCCAACAGCATCAGGTAAGTCTCTGATGATCTATGCATTAGTACGTTATCATAGAAATGCAAACAGAGATATCTTAATTGTTGTACCTACCACTTCTTTGGTGGAGCAAATGTACAAAGACTTTGAAGAATATGGATGGATGGCGACCAAAGATTGCCACAAAATATATGCGGGGGCAGAAAAATATACGGACCATGGCGTAGTAATTACCACTTGGCAATCTATTTACAAGGAACCGCGTAAGTGGTTTGACAGGTTTGATGTCGTGATCGGTGACGAGGCGCACCTTTTCAAAGCTAAATCTCTGACTTCTCTTATGAGTAAGTTGCATGAGTGTAAGTATAGAATTGGATTTACAGGTACACTTGATGGTGCCAATGTCAACCAGTTAGTTCTGGAAGGTGTTTTTG